ACGTTTTCTGTCATGTAAGGGTTTTTGTAAACTGTGTAACGGCTGTTAAATTGACCTGCTTTTTGGATACCAAAAGCATATGAACCTTTAGTAACATCACCATCTGAAGATGAAGCAAATCCTGGGATTGATTCAATGATAGTTGCTACTGATGGAGAACATACTAAGAAATTAGCACCACCTCTAAGAGTCTTTTGGTGAATCTTATTAGATACTTTTTGGAATTTAGTACCTAAAGTTTGGAACCATGCACCTTGTGTGTTGTAAAAGTTAGCTGTAGTATCCCAAGCTGTTTTTGCAGCATTTAAACTATTGTTGTTCTTAGCTGACCAGTACTCATCTGCAGCAGAAGCATCTTGGATTAACATATCTAAGTTTTCAAGATCTATTTCTAGAGCAATATATTCAGACATAATTGATGTTAATTCAGCTTCAGCATCCAATGATTGGTATGCGTTCAAATCCTGTGCAAATTCTGGTGTCCATTGTGCTTTCAACTTACGAGTTTTAGCAACAATAGCTTCAGATTTCATTTGGATATTGATTTCTGGGATAGCTAAGTTATCTCCTGTTGCAGATTCAGCATTTGCATATCCTGCTCCTGATTTATCTTCAAAGTCACCACGAGTGTTATCTGTTGGTTGTACATTAAAAAATAAAGTATTTGCAGTTGCTACTGATCCTGTACCTGGTATACCTGTGGCTGCTACGTTAGCTGACCATGAACCAGAAAGAATAAAGGTAATAGTTGAAGTACCATTAGTAGCAGTGTACTGAGGTAATAAACGAGTATAAGTCTCAGTTAATGGAGAAGTTACTGATCCAGAGCCTGGAACGAATGCACGAACACCTTTAAAGTCAGGGGTTCTACTACCTGTAGTACCTGCAACACCTACAAAATAAGTTACTTTTGAATAATCACCAGCTGCAACAGATGCAGATAATGTAGTATCATAATCAACATCACTCCAAAGAGCGATTGAACGAGATACTTGTAAAGATGCGGAGAATTGGTTAATTGAATATGCAAATCGACCTGCACCATATAAACCGTTTGTAGGATCTCCTCCATTTGCTGGGTTAGTTTCACCGTACATAGATGAAGCTGCGGCATAAGTATTTCCAGTAGGGCCAAAAGGACCTGTTGGTGCTGCTTTACCATTTGCTCCTCCTGCATCTCCATATTGGAAATCTAAGAAAAATACAAGACCTGAAGGTAGGTTCATTGGTTGTACAGACATGAATTCTTTAGTTGATAAAGAACCAAATACTTTACGTACCAATGGAAGCGCTACACCAGCCCATTGTTCACCTTGACCAACTGTAAAAGAACCTCCACCTTGGTTTGTTGATGATTGCTCAGTTACTAACTGTTTTGCTTGGTTTTCGAGGATCATAGCCATGTTATTTTTGTTAACTTCGCTACCAAGTCCCTCTAAGAGACCTGTTTTACCCCATTTTGATGCCATTCTAGCGGCATCGTTCTGCATGTTTTTCCATCCGGAAGCAGAACTTTCGAGTAATGAATTAATTGTTGACATTGTTTTGTTTTTTGTTTTTAATTTATAATTTAAATAATTCCAGCCAATTTTTGCATTCTTAAAAATGCCTCGTTTGACTCTACGATTGGTTTTTTAACGTTAGGTGCCATTGTTCCTTTTGAAGCTCTACCTAGGTTTTCGTTAATAGTATTTTTTGAAACTTTGATTCCCTCATTTAATGTTTCAAATACCATTTTTACTTCGCCTACGTTTTTAGCTTTGTCAAAAGAACTTAACACTTTTACTTTTTGATTTTCATTTAAAGTTTTAGACTTGAAGATTTTATTTGTGTAAAGCAATTTAGCATTTAATAAATTAATCTCGTTTAATTCAGACTTTAAAGTTTCAATAGTAGAATAAGCTTCTTCAAGTTCTCCTGAACCTCCCATTCCTGCATCACTAATATCTTTTCCAGTTTTAACTGCTTCATCATACCATTTTTTCCATTTTGGGTCTGTTTCTGCTCTTTTTTTAGCATATGCCTGAGCTTTTGTTACTCCGAAAGCTGCAGAAAAAAGTGCAACCATACCCGCTATTACAGCAATTATAGAAACTGGTTCTTCATTAAGAGCAGTTGTTGGTGATTCATTTAATTGATCTTCAATAGATTTCATTTTTTTAAAATCTTCATCTGAAATTTCTGAATCTAATTCATTAACCATTTCTTCATCTTCTTCCATTCCTTCAATTTCTTTTAACAATTCTGCTAAATCTACTTCTTCTTCGTCTTCAGGTTCCATTTCCATATCCATGTCCATTTCAGCTTCTTCACTTTCGGAACCAGCTTCAAGTTCACCTGATTTAATCATGTCCGCGATTACATCTTCAATCATTGATTTTAGATCTTCATCTGTCATGTCTTCAAGGTCGATTGGTTCAGCTTCGTCTTCTGTTTCTTCTTCAGTTTCTTCTGTTTCTTCAGTTTCTTCTTCCATTTCTTCAGCTTCGTAAAGACCTTCTTCCATTTCTTCCTCTTCTAATTCAGCCAAAAGCTCTTCTAAATCAACTTCCATCATGTTTTCATCATCTTTTTTACCATGCATTTCTTCAAGATCTTCATCTTTTTTTTCAGATATGTATGTTTCTTCAAGATCGTCCTCTTCGAGGTCCATTTCTTGAAGTTTCATTGATAACATTGACTTAAGTTGAGGTGTGAAGGCTTCTTCTAGGGCTGCTTTTGCGTTTGCTATTGCTGTTTCTTTTACAGCTTTAGCGTCAGCGATTGCTTCTTTAAGCATTGC